CTCAGTGACGAGAAGTCTATCGAGTTCGATGCTCTGACAGCACAGCATGAAAAGATAGTGGCTGCTATCAAGCGGCACAATACGATCGAGGAAGCAAAGAACGTGCAGGGTGAGCCCATGCCGCGGATTACGAGTCCGACGGGTCCGGCTTACTCGAGCTTGTCGCAGGAGAACACCAAGGTTGAGATCGCGGGTGACCCCACCGGGTTTATTCCTCAGCGCCCTTCGATTCCGGCCGAGGCCCTGCGCCATTCCGGCGGATTGACGGCTTATAAGGGGCCGAATGCGGCGGAGGATGCGTACAAGGCGGGCATGTTCACGTTGGCGTGTCTAGGAAACAATGGTGCGCAGCGATTCTGTCAGACTCACGGCCTTATCCGAGCGGCATTGTCTGAGGGAATAAACTCAGCCGGAGGATACTTTGTGCTCCCGGAGTTTATGACGTCGCGGCTAATCGATCTTCGACTTCAGTACGGTGTATTCCGTAAACATGCTGCGTTTTGGCCCATGGCCTCCGACACCGCGATGGTGCCCCGTTCGGCGACGGACATGACGGTCTACGCTGTCGGGGAGAATACTGCTGGCACGGAATCGGATGTCGCGTTCAATCAGGTTGAAGTAGCGGCCAAGAAATGGATGGGGCTGACTCGCATTTCGAGCGAGTTGATCGAAGACGCGGTGATCAATCTCGGCGACTGGGTGACGAATAACATCGCCCACGGTTTCGCCAAGAAAGAAGACGAGTGCGGATTTATTGGCGACGGCACGAGCACCTATCATGGGATCGAGGGCATTGTCACGAAGATATCCGGTCTTGCCGGCGCATACTTTGAAGTGGGCGCGAGTGACCTGGCGTGGGCGGATCTGGTCTTAGGCGACTTTGAATCCGTTGTCGGTATGTTGCCAGAGTATGCGCACGCAAATGCCAAGTGGCATATCACACGCCCGGGGTTCGCTGCGTCAATGCAACGGCTGATGGATGCAGCGGGCGGAAACACTGTCGGAGATATTGCATCCGGGACGCCACTTCAGTTCCTCGGCTATCCGGTGGTACTCAACTCGGTTATGACGAGTTCCCTGGCTGATACAGCCTCAACGGTTAAATGCCTGTTGGGCGACATGTCCCTGGCGGCTGCGTTGGGTGACCGTCGAGGATTCACGGTCAAGGTAAGCGAGGATAGGTACTTTGAATACGACCAGGTTGGTATCAAGGCGACCAGTCGTTGGGGTATCAATGTGCACGATGTAGGAACCGCAAGCGTGGCAGGCCCGGTTGTCGGACTCAAGACACCTGCTTCGTAAGGAGTTAACCGAATGATTGCAGCACAAAACATGAAGGTAATGGCGATTGTGCCACCGCAGGCTATCGTTGACAACGCGTCGTTTACGACGGCGGAGATTGATTGCAAGGGCTGGGATTATGCCCAGATATACTGCTATATCGGCGCCCTTGACATCGCGTTTACGGCGCTCGCGGTGACAGAGTCGGATACTACCGGCTCCGGACACGCGAACGTAACCGGTCTGATTTGGGGTACGTCTGACGACATTACTGGCACTACCTCCACGTCACCGAGTGCCACCGATGATGATAAGTTCTTCATCTTTGACATCAACCTGCTCGGCAGGAAGAGGTTCTTGGATCTGACGGCGACAATCGGTGACGGCGCAGCGGGTGGCTTCCTATGTGTTTGGTGCATGTTGTCGCGCGGCACCGAACACCCCTCCACGGCGGCACAGCGTGGCGCTAAGCAAATTCTGAGGGTTTAACGATGGTAGTCGAAGTGATTAAGCCTTTCGGGCGCCGACTTGTTGGCCAACGCAAGGACGTAACGCCAGGTGAGGCAGATATCTGGATGCGACGGGGTCTCGTCCGACTGGTCGAGGACCCGCTCGGGAGTAAACCCAGTGGGCCTAAGCCAGACCATAGCGCCGGTCGCGGACGTCGTAAGCCGGGTTGACGCCAAGCTGCATTGTGACATCACCGGGGACGACTTCGACAGTATAGTCGATAGTCTGTTGACGGTTGCTACAGATGCTTGCCAAGGGGACACCGGGCGCCAGTTCATCACGGCTACTTATGTGTGGACGTTTGACACGTTCCCCACAGAAGATGAATTGGACGTCCCGTGTCCGCCTTTGCAATCGGTGACATCGATTAAGTACATCGATACGGCGGGCGTTCAGCAGACGCTCAGCACCGATGTTTATGATACCGATCTGACGTCGGCGGCGGGGCGCATTTTCCTGAAGTACGATCAAGAATGGCCGGACATCCGGGGTGATATCGACGGAATCGAGATCACGTTCAAGGCCGGATATGGTGATGCGGCTACCGATGTGCCGTCCATGCTTAGGCATGCCGTTAAGATGATGATAAAGCATCTGTACGTTCACCCGTCGCCGGTATCGGATAGGACAAAAACCGAGGTTCCCAGGTCCGTGCGGTATTTGTTGGAACGATTCGATGTGCGGGATATGACGGGATGAGGCGCGACGATGGCATTATGCGATCGGGTGGGGCTAAGGCGCAGTTTCAGGACTACACGCTGTCTGCGAATGCGTACGGGGATGCTGCGCAGGTGCCCGCTAATGTGGGTTCGGCTGTCTGCATAAGAATCCGGCCGGCGCAGGGCACCGAGATCCAGGAGCGGTTCCAACAGGACGCGCATCGGCCGGCGGTTATCACCCTGAACTATCGCAGTGACATAGCCGCACTGAGTCCGAAGGCCCTTATGACGTGGAGAAGCCGGACGTTCAATCTCGTGAGCGTCCAGAATATCGACGAGGCGAACCAATGCCTTTTGATACATGCTACGGAGAATGTGTAGTGTCCTTCGGCTTCTTAGGTCGACCGGGTTTGCCCTTAGTGCGGAGCATGTACGCGTCCAAGTCGCTGCGTATTATCCCGACGGTAACCGTCTGGATAGTCCTATGGGGGAGTGTGCCGCGGTGCACAGCCTCTCTCACCGTATGGGGATGCAGCCCAGATGCTTCGGCTGCTTGTGAGATCGTCAGCAGATCGTCTGGGGTTGCTCGCATACACTCCCCTTCGCTAGTTGAATTACAGCCTGAATGGTTTCGGACGCGGTGCCCCATCGGCCTTGCGCCGGAAGCCACACGCGCGACCAGTGATCGCCTTTATGGTGGAGCCCGGGCAGCCGCAGCCAATTCCCGTATCCGCCCTCACGGATTTCGCGTTGCTTTGGGAACGCCTCGATATCAAGCCCGTCTGCAATCTCGCGGGCGAGCTCGAACGCCTCAACGCTGGAGGTCGGCTCGTGAAGCATAGCCCATATATGGAAGCCACCGCGCCCATTGGAATCGAAGATGTACGGCGTGTACCCGCGGCTCTCAAGACGATGGTACACAAGCAACGCCTTCGCGTGGTTGAGGCAGCTCTCGTCTGCATCGTCATCGGGTCCGTGTGCATCAATATCGAAGGCCACCCAACGGCAGAGGTTCCCCGGTGTCGTGCTATGGAAGCCGATCGTACGTTCTCCTCTGAAGTGAGCGTACAAGGCGTCCAGGAGATCCAGCCAATCGCCGTCGGTGTCCTTAAAAGTCGTGGGGGCTGGTCTGCCTCCGCGTACCCTGTAACCTCCCGTAGCGTCGGTCCTGTTGGCCATATTCCGGACGTCCAATGCGAGGTTCCAAGCGTGGGCTGCCCATTCAAAGGTGTCGTTAACCATGGACTCCGTCATTATTGGTCCAAACAGGCGCTTGATTTCACACACGTCGGCGTTGAGTTGGTGCTCGAGAAGCATCGTCGCACTTTCAGTCTTGCCATTCCTACGCAATCCTCGCCTGGCGTGGTCGAGCCGTCGCTGGGCTTCCATGAGAACCTCGTCGGTAAGCTCGCCACCGAGCCCCATGCTAACACTGACGTCTTCTGCGAATCGTTTCATTTCGCTCATAATCTGTGTCCTCCCTTTCTACCAGAAGTATACACCATAAACCCTGCCAGTGCAAGGGTTTATTCAAAGAATCCAAAAATAAATCTCGGGGGGTGGGCTATGGGTAGCAGAGCTTTCGACATCACGATGATCGGAGACCGCGAACTCGACTACGCGTACGATCAGCTTGAGAAAAAAACCCGGCGCAAGTTCCTCAGCACGGCCCTCCGAGAGTCGGCGTACAGGCTCCGAAAGCTCGTTGCCGCAGCGGCGCCGGTAAAATCTGGACGGCTCAAAAAGGCGATGGCTACAGCCCGGGTGGTTGTGACGAGTAAGCGGGCGGGGTTCCTCCGTCTCGGATTTGTAATGCCCACGCGAGAGATGCTGGGCATACCTCCACGGGGTGAGAAAGGCGGGTCCGGGTACTACCCGTTCACTATCGAATATGGTTCGATGAAGCTCCGTCGCGCCGCTATCCCTTGGATTCGTTTTACCGTCGACCAGCACATGTACGAGGAGTGGAGCTTGATCGGGGCTGACCTCGTCCGAATGATTGAGGGCGATTTTAAGCGGTCGACGCGGAAGAAGTTCAGTTTACGTAAGGGGATATTGAAGTGAGCGCCCTTACGAAAGCAATCAGGGACGCGCTGGGCGATGCGAGTGACGTTACAGATGAGGTCGGCACGCGGATACGCCGTGGGGTAGCTGACAAGACGGACGCGAGGTCGGGTGCAGCGCGGAGATCGTTCATCGTGATCACAGAGCGTGGTCGCACGCGCGACCATCACCAGACCGGCCCAGGGGTTCTGTGGAAGGCGTATCCCACCGTCCACTGTATGGCACCCTCGCGGGGGGACGCCGAGACATTGAGCGCCGCTGTAGTCGACACATTAGATCGTCTGGATCATGCAACGATGGGCGATGACAGTCTGGACGTGCGAACATTTTTTCTCGTTGGCATAAACGAGATGGATGGTGCGGAACAAAACGACGGCAGTCAGAATGATATGTTCCGCGATGATGTAGAGTTTCGGGTATCGCACCTTTGAGTGTGCGGAATAACAAAGGAGTGTCGTAATGGGAATACCACAGAAATCAGTAGGCTACTCTATGACAGCCAGTGGGACTAACTCCGATTGGGCGGCTGCATTGGAGATAGACACAATCACGTTACCGGGTAAGAGTGTTGGCTCTCTCCGCACATCACACCAGGGGACTACAACTGCCCACACCTATGTGGCGCAGAGCATCCCCGAAGGTGGTGAACTTAACGTCAAGGCGAAGTTCAACTCTGACGAGTTGCCGGTTATCGGCGGGGCGAATCAGGACTTCATCATTGCATTCCCAGGCGACGTGTCATTATCCACCAAGACGATTTCGGGCTTTATCATGTCGTACGAACCCGACGGAGAAGACCTCGACGGAATAATGATGGCCACAGCGGTCATCAAGGTCTCAGGCGACGAGGTCGACGCGTAAAGGAGGTTTACTATGTCAGAAGATTATACGCTCGGAGGGGTAACAATCCGGAAGGGCGACATCACTCCGTTGGGTGCGCTGAAGGGCAAGACGAACGCGAAACGCCTGATGATTGGGAGCTTCGTTGTCGAGCCCCTGACTGTCGTGTTCAGAGGCTTTGCGGGTGCGCGTCTACCCGATGGCAGTTACGGCGGTGCGGTGCGTTTTACGAGGATCGAGGACCCCAGCGAATACGACACGTTCGATGTGCTACCCGGTGTCACAATTGCGATAACGGATGCCAATACGCCCCTGGATATTCCGGATGACGTGGAGCCGGAGGCAGATGACTGCAACGAAGATGAAGGAGATTTATAGTGTCATTTACAGCAACATTCGACCAGTCTGTGATTATCGACGGGAAAGCTATGATGCGACTAACGTCCAGTTACACGGAAGACGGCTTGCTTTCCATCGATCCCGTCATAGCAGACAGCACTACCGACCAGCTTGTTGATCTGGCGTTTGTCAGAGCAGACGCTTCGATGATCTTCTTCCAGTCAGACCAAGACGTTACGCTTGAGTTCAACTCAAACGTAGGCGCTGGTGGCTCGATTTCGCTAGGCGCAGACTTCCCGTGGATATGGCATACGGACAAAGAAGACCTGACGTTGGGGGATGTTATCACCGCCGACGTTACCGCGATGTATATCACGAACGCAAGCGGATCGACTGCCAACATCAAGATACGCGTACTATTGGATGCAGTACCGTAAAGGAGAAGTTTGTGAGTCTAAATGTCGAGATAATCAAAGAGGGATGCGAGCGGGCCCTTACGCCAATCAAGGTTTCTGCCCCGGAATGGGGTATGGATAGTGAGGCTCATGTGTTTGTACGGCGGCTGCGGGCGGACGAAGTGGGGGCGATCCGCAAGGCAGCGGCTACAGTACCTCCGGGTGTAGACGAAGAGTCTTACTACCCGGTGTCATGGTGCCTGCTGACCGTGTGCGACGCGGATGGAGCTCTACTGTTCACTGAATCTCATCGCGCGATGCTCATGGCCGGTCCCGCGGCTCCTGTGCTGCGCTGCTCATCGGTCGCGGTCACGGCCAATGGGCTCGGCGGCGACGTAGCGGGAAACTCCGAGACTCCCCCGAGCGACGAGTAGCTTTCGAGCTAGCGTATGCCCGAGGGGAGTTAGACCCGGATGTGATCCTGCGAAAGTTGTCCGCTTATCAGGTGCAGGAATGGTACGCGTTTTTTTGGCTAGGCGGTTCGATTCGCGAACAGGCAATGGACGCCCGATTCGCAGCGCTAAACAGCTTGGTATGGAATCGTACAAGCGGGCCGAAGGGTGAACTCATGAGTACACAAGACTTTATGCCGGATTGGACTGGCGCACGGGCTCGGAAGCGAGAGAAGCGGCGTAAGGCTATTGCTCTGGCCAAGGTTCAGATCGCTGCGCATCAGACAAGCCCAGAAGTGAAGCGACTCCGGGAAGAGAGTTACAAGAAGGATAAGACGTAATGGCTGGCGGGGCGGTTGCACAACTTGGCGTTTCGCTGACTGCGACTACGGGTCAGCATAATGCCGCTTTGCGCGGAGCCCGCAATGAACTTCAGAAGTACCGACGCGGAGTGGACCAGACTCGCGC